GTCATTAATAACGCACCTACAGTCGCACCTACAGTTTCAAATGTTGTCCAGGGTGGTAGTGTAATGCAAAATACCACATTACTAAATACGGCTGGTGGTAGCTCTGGTCCTATGTTACCAGGTGGTGTAAACTAAAAAGGGACCCGAAGGTCCCTCAGTTTTAGTCTTTTTTGGACACAAAGGAATACATTTCCTTTGCCTTTTCCATTAGATCCTCAACGGAATACATTTTGCAAGCCTCTTGCACTTCTTCCATTGTTTTCTGTCCAGCTTCGAACATCTTCTCAGCAAATTCTTTATTCATATAATATTGCTGATCCATGTAGTCTTTTGCTAGTGTGAGCATTTCTGCACGAATTTCAAACGGATTTTTATTGGCCATCATCATCTTCCTCCTGTGTTGTGTGTTGGCGTGATTATAATATATCACTATTTTATTTATAAGTCAACAATTAAATTGTGCCTGCCCAATGCAATGTATTAAGTGTCATAAAGCCAGCTAAAAAGCCAAAAATCAAAGCAACAGTGCCTAAGGCTTTTGCTACTTCAAACATATATTGTTTATTAAACATCATCAACCTCATCAATGCTCTTGCCTAGAATAAGTGCCTTGGCTTCTTTGTAGTAGCCTTGGCGAGAAAGTTCTGCGGCAGCTCTTGAACGACCTGCTTGTTCTCCTGCTGCAATTATTCCCATGAAGATACTCATTAGGAATGTTCCAAACCATTTAAACATAGCTGGCAATGGATTTTTAAAAGTAGGTTGTCTATATGCTACAGCCATTACACCCACCCCTTTAGATTAGCATTGGTAACAATTTCATCATAATGTTCCTGAGCAATACCTTTAATTGCACCACGATGAAGTCCAATGTCTGCCAGTTCTCTGTCAGATAGTGAGGATAATTCTTTGACCGTTGCTTTTGCTGCTACCCATGCTTTATATTTAATGGCAAGGCGAGAGAAAAAAGACGGTTTATTGAACGCGAGAAAGTTGACACCCGCTATTGTTGAAATAGTCATTTCGTTTTACTCCTTGTGTATGATATGATATGATGTGATCCGGTCCAAAGTATTATACTTTGGTTTAACCCTTTTACGAAATTATTTATACAGCAAGGTGTCAACTAAGGTATACATTATCAATAAACCTGGTATTCGGAATCCGAATATGTAGACAAATTAAGCTACTTCCAATACCTTCTCAGAAATTGTGCTTTGATTTTCCAAATACTCAAGAACATTTTCTGGTGATGTAACGCCATATGGATCATCGTCAGCATTATCACGGCGACCTGGTTCTTCAAACCAAGCTTCTACGACACCGTTATTGACAACCATCGCATAACGCCAAGAACGAGTACCGAAACCAAGATTTTCCTTTTCGACAAGCATTCCCATTTGACGAGTGAATTGGCCATTACCATCTGGGATCATTTTAATGCGCTCGACACATTGATCCTTTGCCCACTTATTCATTACAAATGAATCGTTTACTGATACACAATAAATTTCATCAATCCCAAGATCACGAATCTTGTTATAGTTTTCCTCAAAGCCTGGAACTTGATATGTGGAACATGTTGGTGTAAATGCACCTGGAAGTGAAAATACTAGGACTCTTTTACCATCAAAATAGTCTTTGCTTGTTACATCCTGCCAACGGTAAGGATTTGGTCCATCAATGCTATCATCACGAACTCGTGTTTTAAAAGTAACATTTGGTACGCATAGGTTTTTCATATTTGTCTCCTGTGTGTTGTGAAATAAAATAGGAGGCCATTCAGGCCTCCTATTGTTCTTCATAATAATAAAATTTATTCAGTTAGTAGTTCTTGATCAATTGTCGAACCACCACCGATTTCAATGACCCTAGGTTTCTTTTCCTCAGGAATTACATTTTCAAGATTAATCTTCAAAATACCATCATTAAAGTCGGCACCTCTTACTACAATCGTATCAGAAAGTGTAAAGCTGCGACGGAACGAACGAGCTGAAATGCCCTTATGAAGATATTGAGTTGATTCGTCAACATCATCATGGTTCTTTTTGCCCTCAATATAGAGAACACCTTCTTTAAGCTCAATAGTGAGCTCATTCTTGTTGAACCCGGCAACAGCCAACTCAATAGCATAGTTGTCTTCGTCAACTTTTACGATGTTATAGGGAGGGTAATTTGTTTGGCCTGGTGTTGCGTCTCTCATTCGATCAAGTACGCGGTCAAAGCCAATAAAGAACGGATCGTTCAGAAGTTCTGTAGTTAGTCTACGTGTATTCATTTTGCTATCTCCTTTTTAATTAAGCAAGATTATTTTGAAGCGGAACCCATAAGGCGTTCCTTTAGTTAATATAGTACCTAGGATTGACAATGTCAACCCCTAGGACCACATTTATTTATCTCCGGTACTACCGAAGCCTCCGTCTCTCGACGTTTTTTGTTGAGGTTTTTCCTCAGAAACCATCAATGAATAATCATATACTGGTTCCAACATTGCCTGTGCAAGTCGCTCACCGTGTTGGATTACGACAAGACTTTCAGACATATTTTGTAGCATTATAAATGACTGCTCTACGTAATCACTATCAATAATGCCAACACTATTAGGAAGCATCAGTCCTTTTTTCAAGCCTGTGCTCGACCTATTATACAGTTTTAAAACATGTTTTTCTGGAATGTCAAAAATCAGACCGGTTGGAACCAAAGCTCGGTCTCCTGGAGTGATCTGAATTGACGGGACACCTGCAATAACTTTAGGAACAACCTTTGTTTTCTTGTTCCATGTGTTATAGGATGTGACCTCTGTACCGAGTTGGATACATGCTTTAATATCAAAACATGCAGAACCCTCCGTAGCAAAGGAGGGCATTTCCGCATTTTCATTCATAACATAGATTTTCAACATAATTTATTTTTTCCCAATATTATATTTGACTTCAAGATCCCAGTTGTTTTTCTCTTTAAAAGAAATAATTTTAATTTGATTAAGTGGTGCGACTGGATCTTCAGTTGATTTTTGGTCCACCAGCTCTAGTAGATCCCATTCATCCAAAAGATTCACAATCGTATTTCTTCGAGCTCTATCTTCGTCCGTAAACGTATTTTGTTTACCATCCAGAATGAACAATTCCTTAAAATGGAGAATTGCATATCTACCTTTTTTGTGTAGAATATGACACGACTGGTAAAGTTTACGTTCTTTCCGAGACGAAATTCCAATTCTTGTTAGCGTTTCCTTAATTTTTAAAAAACTATCCTGGGTGGGTAGCCTTACTTCTACACCAACACCCTTAAAAATATCTTCCTCTTGCATAATATTTTCACCTTTTTATTATAGTTATTATTGGCGACAAACTGTAGGATATATCATTTCGAAGTACCTCCAGTTACTAATTTTTCATGAACAGTGGCAAGTTGCTCTGGAGATAGAGCCTTTAAATAAAGTTTAGCAACTGTTCGGTTACACGAATATACATTCTGGATTGCATCAAGATCCTTATTTTTATCTGCTTTGTGCCATTTGGACCAGCGTTTACGTTTACGCAGGGCCGCACGATAGTATTGGAATTGAGCGTCTGAAAAAAGATGGGACCGCATGTTCATTTCATTAGCATGCAAAACAGTATCATTAAAGTTTGCAAACCCACGGTTTACAATATATGGCGTATACTGTTTTTCGATGAGATCTGGATTTTCACTTTCGTGAATAAGGTCCTGTTTAGTCTCGGATGCCGCCTTAATAAAATCAAATGGTGTTATTTCGTTCTTCAATTACAATCTCCAATTCCTTCATAATATCGTCAAATTCATTAGCACACTTTGGGCATATGTTGACCTTATGTTTTCCCTCCAGTGTATCCATATTTATAGTAAAACAGTCCTTACGATCCGCAGTTTCCTTGCAGAAGAAACAAGTATGCTTTTCGATAAGTCGTTTCATCCATTCGCCCATTATTTAAAACTGACCTCCATCATAACCTCAGTAAGGAAGGCAACCATATTGACTTCAAGATCAGCCACAAAATTGGCCTTGTACATATAATCGGCCATGGTGACAACGAATCCAGGTAGACTACGGAATTCAACCTTGTCGGTTGCCGCATCATAGATTCGACGGAACATTTCATTCATATCCTGATCAGAGTTATTGGCAACCCATTTACGCATATTGGTGAAGTCTTTTTCCTTGAGCAAACGGAACAGTTCGTCGATAGATTCCTGTTTGATATTAACAAAGATACCTTCGTCAATATTACCAGAGGCTGCATAGGACTGTAGTTCGGTCAGTACACGACGGAAGTCTGGAAAGTGTTTTTCGATAACCTTTGCCACAACCTTTTTGTCATACTGTACTGATTCCTGGTCAAGAATTGTTTGTACACGTTTGAAGAATTGTGCTGCAAGTGCTGGTCGCTCTGACGTTTCTATAGAGAAATCGATTTCAGATAGTCGAGAACGGAGAGGAGAGATAATCCGATTTTTGAAATTACAAGTAAAAATGAAACCACAGTTTGCGGAATATTCCTCAATGAAGTTACGCAAGGCCGGTTGGACCGAGGTGGCATTAAGATAATCTGCCTCGTCAAAGATTACATATTTACGGCTACCGGTAAGGGAAACCGCAGAGGCAAATGTGGAAATTTCATATCGGAGAGTATCGATGTTGACATTTAGTGAGCCATTTTTGACAATGTAATCACAGTCAAGTTCATCAAGCATAGCCTTGGCGATTGTAGTTTTACCAACACCAGGGCCGCCAGTTAAGAGAAGATTAGGAACAGAGTTGTCTGTTACAAATTTTTTGAATATGTCTTTAGTTTTGGCTGGTAGGATAGTGTCGTCAATTTTTTGAGGACGGTATTTTTCAACCCACAGCACTTCGTTTGCTTTGGCGTCAACCATTTTTTCACCTTTTTCATCATGATATAGAACATATTATATAATAAAGAGGGGAGGAAGTCAACCCTCCTCCCCATAAGATTGTTAGCTAACAACCTTGTCTGACAATTCGCCTTGAGGAGGAACCTCAACATTGACAGCTTGGTTTCCATCAGGTTGCTCTTGTGGAGCTTCCTGATTCACATAGGCCTCGAGTTTGTTACGAAGCATACCGATACTGGCAAGTTCGTTTCCTTGAAACCCGCCACGACGAGTAACTACGTCGATCAGTTGTACGACCGTAGCGACATCACCGATAGTCAGTACGATTGGTTCAGGCGCTTGGCCCATCATTTGTTCATTCATATCTTTCATCCTTTGTTATAAGTCGACTTAGAATCAATTGCCACGAAATAGGTTACATCAGAACCCTTAAATTCCGAGATACCTTTTGAGCAAAGCGTAACTCGGTAATCTTGTGGCAACAATTTGAGATTGTCAGTTTTAATGACAATTTTAAACGTATCGGCAGTTTCACCAATTTCAACACCAAAATCGTCAGCGCCTTCATTAGAACTGTCGATCGCCTTGAGATAACACTTGCCGTCTACACCAACAAATGCAACCTCAGTAAACTGAAGCACACCTGCGGCCTTTAGAACGGACGAGATGTCATCCCAGTTTACATCAACCACCACATCGGCTGATGGGATGGTAATATCTTTTTCAGGTGGAGTATGGATCATAGAAATGTCTGCATAGACATATTTGGTCCGACGTTTACCTTCAGAGATAATAAAGTATTTATCAT